CCGTTGGCGAAGACCTCAAATAAAACTTCTTTAATCTCGCTCCTCGAGTAATAGTATTAATCAACGGCCCAAACATTGGAATTCCCACTTCAGGAGTTGTCTTTAAATTTTCAATTAGTTCAAAGATGCTATGCCCAGCAGGTACTTTATCACTGCCTATAGAATTTAAATACTTACTTTCAATTTCTTTAAACTTTTTATTCACCGCTGCTACAATTGCTTGTCTGTCAACGCTGTCTAACCAGTCCTCTTGCTTTTGTTTTAATTGAATATCTAAAGTATTAGGGTCATAAAGCCAACTAATATCCACTCCATATTTAACATACATTCTCAACAAAGTCATTTTCTTTAGCCTTTGATAATAATAATCAAATTTAGAAATGTCTGAAATTTTAGAAATCTCTGACACATACTCCGCACCTCTGTTGGCCTCATATAACTTCTTTGCCCCTGGTCTTGTGGAGAGATAATTATCTATATCTAATAAATCTATTTTCTTCAAACCTTGTGCTTTTAAATTTTGTAAGATACCGAATATCAATATATAAAAGTCTTCTGCAAAGTCATCTTCATTAAATTCATACTTGTCAGTTCTAGTTAATAAATTAGGATTATTTTTTAAACAGCCTAAGACTTGCATAATGCTTCGTTTGTCTAAGTACGCATTACTTTTCATCATTTACTGATACTTCCCCCTCTTCTAAATAATCTAAGTCAATAAGTTTTAAACGCTTAACATTCCGTTTAGGAGAAGGAATTCTTACAATAATTTCCTCTGTGTCTATCGACTTAATTTCTTTATTAACTTGGTGCGCAAGGGAGATAGATTCATAATATTTCCTTGCATCCTCATAAATATAAGGCACTATTCCAATTCCGCCATTTGATTTTTCTATTGATCCATTTTTAACTTCAAACCAATATTTCAAACTCCCCAAAATCCCAGAGTGAGTAAAATTATATTGTGAAATCATTGTTGCAATCTGCTTTCTTATCCTTGGACTAACATGGTCTGTGCCAAACAATTTGCAAATATAGTTTTCTAAATCTTTAATAGCTTGTTCCGACTGCTTCCTTGCTTTTTCTTCTCGATTGTAACATTCAGTATGCCAATATCTATTTTTGATGTGAATGTGAGGTTCATCTTCTCGATAAAATCTTAATCCACAGCCCGGGCATTTGACTTGTGGTTTTTTAGCCGCCATTGCATCACCTTCCACGTTTTCCTTCTTCATATATTATACTATATTTTTTTAAAATTGGCAAAAGAGAGGTATCACTGGTGACCCTCTCTTCTGTTTCTGTCTTATGTTTTTTATTGTTTATTTGTTTGGTATTTTGATTCTAAATCTTTTAATTCATCTACTATTATTTCTAATACCATGGCCTGAGATCTTGTCATTTCTGCTACTTTCTTTCCTTGACCAAGGTGTTTTTCTACAATTTCAGTGATTCTTGGTGCAAAGTAAGGAGCATCAATTGTAACCATCTTTGTTGTTATGTCTTGAAATTCATTCATCAAGGCGTCAAAATCTACTTCTGGACCTTTAACCTTATATAAATTTTCTCTTTCATCTGTTATGAATTCCTCACCGTCTTCTTCTGCTTGTTTATCTATTGCTCGTCTTATATCTTCAACCAAGTTTTGATATGTGAATGGTATTTTATCAGAAGTATATTTGAATCTAGAACCAGCCTCGAATCTAGGTGTACCTCTCATAAATAAAAATGTTTGCAAACCTTCAGGTGTTTCAACTTGTTTTGAGTAACCAATTATATCGCACATTCTTGAAACGATTAACCTTGCTCTATTTGGTAAAGTAGGAACAATCATATTATATTCTGTTCCATCTTCAGCTTGGAAAGTCTTATCTGTTGAGTGAGATATTAAAACTAAACCATAATCCATTTGAACTATTTGTCTTAACTTACTGTCAAATTCTTTTGCTAGCTGTGAATAACCTTGACCATAAGGGACTTCTCCTATGTTCGTCACGCCATTAACATTGCATATATATTGCTCTGCGTAATCATAAGCTATATCCGATTACACCCTGCCTTTCGGCATATTTACAAGGGACTAGACTATATCATCATCTCATTTCTGAGAGCTGTGCGCTTCGATTTAAAGGGTTTTCACCTACTCAGTTACCTGAGCCCTACTCCTGTTGTGGAATTTCACCACCAATGGGATAGTCGTTGAACCTTCCTCTATTCGAGGCTTGGCTGCTGATTGCCCAATCTATCTAATTTTCAAACATTCACGCTTAGGCTTATTTCATCCTTACGTTGTAGTTTAGATAGCTCTAAGGGGTTCCCAGCAATTCGCACAGTTTATCTTGGGAATCGCTTCCACAAGAGGCCAAAGCCATATAAGTTTCGTACTTTCTATCAAGTCTTGTACTCCTAACTTATATTGCTATTNTAGCCGTGTCTATCACTATCGTTTCAAATTTTTCTTTGACAGCTGGNTCTTTAAGNTCTCTTAANACNTTTAAGAATTCTCCCCAACTATTTATAGGTTTAGCATAAACCCCTGGAAGTGCAGAGTACCCTTTTTCAAAAGCTAAGATAAGAGCTTTGGGGAACTTGCTGGCGTTAGTAGTTTTCATGTATTTATATACATAGACTATATCTTAAAATGTATTAGAGTGGAATTCTTGAAAAAACAAAACCTTCTAAAGTACGTGTGCCTTTAATATATCTCGAAACAGAAGACTCAGCTATACCTAAGTCTTTAGCGCACTCTTTTTGACTTGAATAAGATTTAATAAATTCTCCTTTGTCAGTGTAAAGAAACACACTTTTTTTTCGAGGATTAGTCCACGCTGGTATTTTTTTAGCTTTATACTCTTTGAATTGAAAACCTGCGTATATAAATTGCTGCTCTGTTACGCATCGATAAATGTTTGAGGCGTCCAAACCTAAAACTTTGGCAGCTTCTCTTGAGTTAGCAAAACTTTGAATATAATCACCTTCCAAAGTATATTGATGACACTCTCTCATTTTCTTGGGCTGCAATCCCATTTCAAAACTATGTCTCATATTTTCCAGAGCAGTAGACCATTCGAGATTGTCAACGGCATTATTTAATTTGTTCCCATCTTTATGGTTAATTTGTAAAATATCCATATCTTTATGTGGTTTAAAAGCCTTTGCTACTAACCTATGAACAGAACAAACTTTATTAACTCTGTATCTAAGATGAACCATTCGATAACCATTTTTAGATATTGACCCTTCTAAAAATGTACCTGTACTATCATTTCGTACTCTACCTAAATCAGACACACTATAGAAAGTTTCCATACCATTAATTACTATCTTTTTCCAGTTTTCTTGTTTTTTCAATTATTATTCCCCCCTAATACACCTACGGGTGTTTCGATTATAAAATCTACGGTTATAAAACCTAGTCGTTGAACGTCCCTCTGTTCTAGAGGTTTCGCTGCGGATCGTCTAATACCATTGGCTTTTTACTATACCTAAAATGATTAATTTTAGCCACTAACATATCCCTATGTTAGTTTAGTACCAATGTTTTTAAAGATATCCCCGCAATTAACCCGTATAATTGTGGCAAACTCATGTGTTTTAGAGACAACCACTTTTAACCTCACCGTAAAAAAGTACACTGTAACCTCTTAAATCCCTAGAGACTTTATGAGGTTGTAAATCTAATAAACTCATGTACGTCCTCCTTTCAATATCTAATTTACAGTTTACATGTTGTTTTAGAAAGTGAATGTAGCAGTTGAAGGATTCTTAATTACTGATTCTGTTGAGGCAGGCGCTTTATTTTCACTTTGAGCTTTTTTATCTGCCAAATAAACATTTCTATTTGCTATTGCATCTTGAACTTCTTGAACCGTTAAAATTCCTTCTTCACCGAACATATAAGGTTCTTTATTGGCTCCAGTAATAACGAATTTTTTTCTGGTATTCGTAAACTCAATTACCTTATCGTCACCAAAAGCTGACTCTTCTATTTTTCTTATAGTCTTGGTTTGAGTAACTTGCTTTCCCCAAACCTTTGTAAATGTGTTAGGCTCTAAATCTCTAAAGTAATTAACCCCAGCTTCACTTTCAACTAAGAATTCAACTGGCATTATTCTGTTAGCAAAATCAAAGATATAACCTTTTACCTTTAATGCACCATTTGGAACAAAATCTCCATTTTCATCTTTTTCCATATCATCCATGGTAGAAGTTATTAACATATCCACTTGGAATGTGGCTTGCGGCTTCATTTCTTGTGGAGATATAAAGTTAATAAATCCGTTAAAGTTTCTTAAAGTTGACACTAACTCTCCTTGCGGCGGATACCAATCATTTAATGATAAAGCTGAATCTATCTTTAAACAAACTGCTGTATCTCTTCCAGTAGTTACTACCGAATTTGCACCTATCAAAGATTTTAATTTATCATACTTCTGGTTCTTTTTGCCTGCTTTTGTTATTTCATTCTCATATATGTCCACTGTAACAACATTATCTTCAGCTACTTCAATAGCTAGTTTACCTGAAATATATTTAGTTCCATCTACTGAGTTTGAAACCTTCTCTTCAAGTGTTGATTCATATAATATACCTTCTATATGAGATTTATTTATCATTTTTTTCATAATTAACATCTCTCCTTTTAATTTAATTTAATTGTAGTATTCTTTATTGAATTAAATATTCTTTCCCTAAATCTGTTAAACTGTAAACAATAGGGCTATCATCACTTTTTTCAACATACCCATCGGTAACTAACTTTCTCATTGCTCCACTAACTGATCTCGAAGAGGTAAATAATCCCTCAGCTATATCTTTTGATAAGAATTTATTATCTGTTTCTTCGTAGTTATCTTGCATGTATTTAATAATAGCTTTTCCATTGTCTGTCATTTCCACTCTTTTTGTGGCTTTCTTCTGCTTGATTGTTTCAAAATAATCTAATACATCTTGGTCTACATCTTCTATTTCCGAAAATAACTTTTCAACCATTTTTACAAACTTCTCTTTTTTACTCATAATAATCTCTCCTTTTAGTTTTTTTATTTTTTACTTTATATATATATTATATTATATTTTTTCAAAATGGTCAAAAGAAGGGAGATTTAACTAGTAAATCTCCCTCAACTTGTAACCTTGATGTAACTAATCTTCTTCTACAGCATCTACATCTAGATTTAGGCCTGCATCTGTGAGTTTTAAGAATTTAACTGTTTTATGTGAACCGTCTTCTAGTTCTACTTCAGCTATAACTCTTTCTCCTAGACCTTTTTTTACAAATGAGTTAAAAATTCCTGTGATTGAATTTACTGGTAGACCTATATCTTCACTTAGATCGTGAACTGTAACATCCGCATCTTCTAATTCTTGTAACCTCCTCATAACCACTTTTGCATTTTCACTTAATTTTACCATCTTAACATTCCTCCCATTTAATTTTATTTTTTCTTTTTTATATTATATAATATTTTTTAAGAAATGTCAACTTATTTCTTAAAAGAATATTATAAATAAACTTTGTTTTTATTTCTTCTTTTTTGTATATATATTATACACTATTTTTTAGGAAGTGTCAACCCTCCTTTTTTTTTTTTTTTTTTTTTTTTTTTTTTTTTTTTTTTTTT